ACACTTTTGTGGGTTGTAATATTAAATGCGAAAGGAAACGAATTCCCCCGAACGGGAATTACGAACCTTCCGCATTTATTTTTTTATACCACAAACCACGATAAACCGCAATAGAAACGGGGTGAAGACATGGCGGGAAATTATAGGTATCTGGATTTTGAGGATCGAAAGAAGATCGAGGCGTGGCACGCCCGCGGGGATCGCCCGCTTGAAATCGCCGCGCGGCTTGGCGTGCATACCGCGACGATCTACCACGAATTGCAACGAGGCTATACCGGAGAAGTGGACGCGGCGCAACGCGAAGTTTACAGCGCGGAGCGGGCGCAAGCGGTGGTTCGGGAAAACTTCAAGCGAAGAGGCCGCCGCGGGGCGGCGCAGGCAAACGGCGGGAGCTGAACGGGAGGTTTTGACGGTGACTAATTTTGAAAAGCTGGCGCAATCCCCCGCAGGGCTTGGGGCGTTCCTTCGGGGATTGCCGATTTTAGAAGGGCCGTGGGACGACGAATTTCACAAACGGTATTGCCGGAAGTGCCCTTCTACGGATTGCACATATTGTCCGCATGAAAAATTCCGGAATAATCCGGAATGGTGGTTAAACCTAAAAGCGCGATAGGCGCGAAAGGAGCTATTCAAACTATGAAAAACAAACAATTTACGGTTGCCGAGCTTCAAGAGGCTATAAACAATCGGCTTTCCGGACTTGCTGGCCGGAAGTATGAAGGCACGGAATTTCATTCGTGGATTAACGGAGAGATTGCCGCAGAGTTTGAGGAAAGAGGGATCACGGAGCTTTGCCCGTCCGTGTGGAGCATAAAGCCCGACATGATAAAAGAAAGCGGCGTATCCCTTTATGACGACATAGCACGGATCAAAGCCGAATTGAAGAGGGATAAACGGTATAAATGGAGCGCAGGCCGTGGGGTGCTTCTTGCGGCGGCAGTAGAGTTCCGCGAAGAATTGTTGCCGCTTTCGCTGGACGGTGCGCGCCGTTTCATGTTGAATGAACAACGCGAAAAGATGATGAAGAATTGCGCGGAAGTACGCGACGAAGCATTGAAAACGGTTCGAGAGTGCGAAGCAGAGCTTGAACGCCTGAAAGAGCTTGTTTTTTAAGGGGGTTATACAATGAAAAACAATGCGTGCGTTCGGCTGACGCAGAAAACGGCGAAAGCCCTTATTCAGCGGGAATTAAACCTTTCGGCTTCAAGGCTGAAAAAGGAGCGGGCAGAAGGCGGCGTGTATATCTACAAAATGACGCTTGGACGCTTTGAAATCACCGTTGAAAACGATTGGTTCGAGCGCAACGGCCTTTATGTGCTGGAAATATCGTCCGGAACGGGCGAGGCAATGCGGCTTTACTATGATCCGGACACGCTGGAAGAGAATTGCGAAGCCGAGGACAAAAACCGCGCCGAAATCAGGAAGGAACATTGCGAAGGGTGCGCGCTTATGTAGGCCGCACGGGAGGGCACGCAATGAAGCGGCGCAGGCCGCGCCGCCGTTCGCCTCTTCCCTTCCTGCTTCTGGCCGTGGCGGTTGTCGGGTGCGCCTTCGCCGTAGCGGTTGCGGCGGTGGTTCCAATGGAGGCTGACAGCCCCGGCGGGCAGGATCAAGCGTTGCCCGCGCCTACGCTTGAAGAGGCCGAGCGGGACAAGCTGGAAGCACCCGCGGCGGCCACGCTGACACCTACGCCCGCCCCGTACATACCGGACGAAACGGAAGTTGAAATGCTGGCGCGCCTGATATGGGGCGAAGCCCGCGGCATTCCTTCGGATATGCACAAAGCGGCGGTTGTGTGGTGCGTCCTGAACCGCGTTGACGCGGAAGGCTGGCCGGACACCGTGGCCGAAGTGGTAACACAGCCGCACCAATTCGCCGGATATTCGCCGGACTATCCGGCAACAGAGGAATTCAAAGCGATTGCGGCCGATGTGCTGATACGGTGGGAGCGGGAAAAACGGGAAGGCGGCGAGGTTGGCCGCGTCCTTCCCGCTGAATATGTCTTCTTCACAGGTGACGGAGAAGTAAACCATTTCCGGACGGAATATGAAGGCGGCATGTTTTGGGATTGGAGCTTGAAAAATCCATACAGCAGTTAAGCGAAAGGAGCTATTCAAACTATGTCGAAACAGAAGCAGGACAAGCAGGGCGGCGGCTGGCAGTTCCCCCGCCCGCTCGAAATTATCAAGTGCAAAGAGGGCAACAAAGAATACATGAAGGAACGCCCCGCGCGCAAGCCTTACGGAAGGATCGTCAAGGTGTGCGAATTCAGCCTTGAAGCCGTCGCAGAGTTTGGCGACGACGACGCGCGGGCGGTGTGGAGGCTGGCAAAGCGGGCGGCGCGCGACTTCTTGCGGGTATCGTGGATCAATACGGCCATTGTAATCACCGCGAAAACCGATCGCCCTTATATGGCCGTGATCGTTTACGGCAAGTATTAAGGGGGCGGCGGGAATGTCAAACAAAGCGGAGCTTTTGAAGAAAATAAAAGCCCTTGCCGATCGGGGCGTTGACGGAGAGCGCGAGAGCGCACAAACCCTTCTTGCCCGCCTGATGGAGCAATACGGGATCAGCGAAACCGAGCTTGAAGAGGAACGCCGCGAAACGGCATGGTTCCCGTACAGTCAAGAAACGGAACGGCGGTTGTTGAACCAGATTATTTACATGGTGACAGGTGCGGGCGGCTTCGGGTGCGTTGGTACATACAGCGGGCGCAAGCGAAAAAAGATGGGGACAGAATGCACCGCCGCGGAACGGTTGGAAATTGAAGCGAATTACGCATTTTTCAGGGCGGCAATGGAAGAAGAGCTTGAAATATTCTATTCGGCTTTTGCGTGCAAAAACAATCTTTTCCCGTCCGAAGACAAAGCGAAACCGCGGGACATTGAAGAGCTTTCACCGGAAGAAAAAGCCCGCTATATGAAAGTGGGGTTGATGGCCGAAGGAATGGAGCGGCACACACTACGGAAGGCCATTGCCGCGGGCGAAACCGAGTAAAGGAGGATCACACATGCAAAGAGCTATTCAAAACACGCAGGCGGCCACGCGCCGCCGTTCCTGCCCTCTTCGGGTAGCGGGAAGCACATTGACGGCGAATGTTGCCTTTGCCGTCCTGAAATACGCCGCCCTTACCGCGGCGGGCGTTCTTCTCTTCCATTGGGGGCAGGGGTACGCCCTTGCCGAACGCGGATACAAGGCGATCGGCGGTGAAGCGTTGCTTTTAGGGTTGCCGCTGTTCTGGTATCTGACGGAAACCACGATCCGCGATACCGTGCGGGACTTCCGGAAAGGAGGCCGCCGCAAATGAAGATAAAGAGCATTGCCGCGATATGCAAGAAAAACAAACAGGTTGTTTTATTCAACCGATACAGCGATAGCGGCACAATATCGCAGTACATAGGCGACGGAAGCGCGGTTTATCCTATTTCCGGCCTTCCGGAGCTGGACGAAGAGAGTATTTTAACGATCTTCGATGTTCCGGAGAAACAGCGCGAAGACTGGCTTGTGCGGTATCGTGACATTCCGGAGGGGATCAGCTTCGAGGACACCGACACAACCGAAAAGATCATTGAACAAGGCAACCTTTCGATTGTGTATAGCGGAAAGACCTTGAAACCCTTGCAGACACGCCGCGGGCTGGTTTTCATAGAAAGCCGCTATTTGTCGCCCGTTTCAGATGTGCTTGATGTGTTGGAGCTTTACGAGCGGGTAACGCCTTTCGGTGCGCCGTATATCGTGGCAAAAGCGGGCTTCCTGCTTCAAGCGGTAATTATGCCGTGTGATGTTATAAGCGCACAATTTGTCCAACGCCTGCAAGAGCTGACGCGACAATGCGCCGTTTCTCTTGATCTTCGAGAACAGGAGCGGGAGCGGCAGGCCGCCGCAGACACCGCGGGGCAATTCAAGGTTGATCCGGAAACGGGGGCAATCATTGAACCGGAAAGCGAGGCGGGCGCATGAACAAGGCTTTGTTATCCTCTAAAAATATGTGCTGGTGTACGCCGCAAGAATTCTTCGACAAGCTGAACGAAGAATTTTGCTTCACGCTGGACGCGGCGGCCACAGACAAAACGGCAAAATGCCCGCTATATTTCACACCGGAAACGGACGGGCTTAAATCCTCTTGGAAGGTTGCGGGGGGGGGACAGTGTTTTGCAATCCCCCG